AGAGCCTTCTGGGCCTTAGATCCCCGAGCCTTCTCCATAATTACCCGCTGCTGACGCTCAATAAAACGCTCAAGAGTACGATCCATAATCTGCTCCCAGCGAGCAGTGGAATTCGCTGCCTTCGTATCCCACTCATCTCCATCCGTCCACCTTTTGACAAGGATATCGGCAGCGGTTTCCGCTGAAAGGGTTTGCATAACCTGACCGGTGTCAGCAGGGGCAGCGCTAGTCGTATCCGATGCAGTCTCATCAACTGGAAGTACTTCTGATGTTTCCTCTACAGGGGCCTCTGCTGCTACCTGACCAACGGATGCTTCAGGTCCTGCCATCCCAGCCCCACCAAGCATGCCTGCCTGCTGAGTGGGATCAACATAAGGCATATCTCGAGCCGTGTTGCCAATGGGAGCAAGGTTCGGATTAGCAATCAGCGAGTCGGCAAGATCAGAAACAACGGGTTCGCGTCCGGTACCTACTCGGTATTCGTTTCCGGTAATAAGACCATTGCTGAATTCGGTCATAAGGTACTGTTCACGTTCTTGCTTGGCAAGAATAAGAATTGGAACACTTGTTGTATCAAATTCAAACCAATGTTGATCATCAAGTGGATCAAATCCTCGAGCGCACATTTCTAAATGTGGCCCCATGGTTTCCATCCAAAAAACACGAAGTTCTTCTGAAGCATTTGAAAATGTTCTACCAGAAGCATTTCCAATTACAGACTCGGGAACACCAAAAGCTGCAAGGATTTCTTCTTTGGTGATCTGACGCATTTCAACGTAGGCAGCATCCCGAGGACTTGCCCCTGTATCAATGTAATCAGCGCCTTCTTCTGAGGCAATAATTGAAACAGATCCGGCTCGCCCAATGTTTCCACGGAATCGGGTGCGGAGTTCTTCTTTGTCGTCCTCGTCCATGTCGCCACGAACAACAATAAGCCCACCTGGGCGACCATCGTTGATAAGAAAATTTCTGTTATAAAACTTGGAAAGGTTTTCAATTTCAATAGCGACGCCAGCAGCTTCCATTGGCGTCATTGAAAGATACGGATCAAGGGGATGAGGGTGTCGGAACCAAAGAACATCTTGAGGTTTCAACACCACAGGCTGAAGACCAGGCGCCCAAACTTCAAATCCAGACACAAAATTCTTTTTGTCTGGGATTGGAGAAGTGTGCTGAGGGGGAAGCAAATGCAGCGCTACCGGCTGACCATTCCGTCCTCGAATGATTTCAACAAACGCCCCACGAGTTGACATAAGCAACTGGGCTGAAAGTCGATAACGAAAAATAAAACTATTTTCTCCTGGGTTAGACACCGAGTTAAATAGTTTAAGAATCCCTTGATCCTCAACAATCGGACCAGTCGGAGAGTTGTTCCCACGAAGACGAACTGGAATACGAGCCTGATTCCCCGCAATGGCATCAATGCAACGGAAAAGCCACGTTACTTTTTTAACGCCATCTCGATAAGCGCGTTCAATATCCCATCCGTCCTTATATCCACGACCAGGGTTAAGAGCAGAGTTTGTGGTTACCGGAGCGCCATACGGGATTTGTTTATGGTTCTCGTTACCAATTTGTTTGTTGCTTGGCGTGTTCCAAGCCATTACTCAGCCCCAAGGATGTAGCCGACAATTGCGGACGTGACGCCAAAACAGATAAACCCAGCGGGCAGGTAAATCATCCCAGCACCAATACTACTAGCAATAATAAATGCAAACATCATCCAATAAGCAGCAAGTGACCTCCAGTTCTTGGATTTAAGCCAATTTTGAAGACGGGTTGAGTACTTTTTAAGCCTTGTCAATTTGGTATCCAAGCGGAGTAGGTTATTCTCTAGTCCACAATCCTAGCGCAAATAAGGGTATTGAGTGACTACTGTAGAGAACGAACCAGACTGGGAAGAAATCCTTCGGTACCTGAAGCCAAAGGAGCCTTTGTTCTGCCCAGAAAAAGCTTCAGTTCAGCAACAAGTTTTTCTTCGAACAAACGCAATTGAAGCACTTTTTGGTGGTGCTGCCGGTGGCGGCAAGTCTTCCGCTTTGTTAATGGCAGCACTTCAATATGTGGACATTCCGAGCTACTCGGCGCTGCTTTTCAGAAAAAGTCTTACCGACCTAACTCTCCCCGGCGCTCTTATGGATCGTTTCCGAGACTGGATAGCCCCACACGAAGATGTCCGGTGGAACGCCAATACCTACACAGCAGCATTCCCTTCCGGGGCAAGGATCTCGTTTGGTTACCTCAATAACAAGGAGGACTACCTCCGCTACAAAGGCGTTGAGGCCCAGTTCATTGGCATGGACGAAGTTACAGAAATCCGAGAGTCTGACTACAGGTATTTGTTCTCTCGTCTTCGTCGTCCTTCGTCAGGGCCGTTGAGTCGGGTCCCTCTTCGGATGAGAGCTGCTTCCAACCCTGCCCCCAATTGGGTTCGTCAACGTTTTATTGTTGAGGGTCGAGACAAGAACCGCATTTTTGTTCCGTCTAAACTGACTGATAACCCTGGCGTTGACGCAGACTCTTACCGTCGTGCGCTTCAAGAATTGGATCCGATTGAACGTCGCCGTCTAGAAGAAGGTGACTGGTGGGCGACTTCTTTGGGTTCAATGTTCAATAGAGAAGATTTTATCATTATTGACCCAATGGAAATTCCCCCCATTGTTGACAGAACTGCCAGAGTTGTTCGCTTCTGGGATTTAGCGGCTACCGAACCATCCGGAGGAAACCCAGATCCCGACTGGACCGTTGGAACACTAATGATGTTTACCGGAGGGATCGCCTACGTTCTGGACATACGACGCTTGCGGGCAAGATCCGAAAAGGTGGAGCAGATGATTGCACAAACTGCGGACGAGGACGGCCCTTTGGTTTCAATCAGGATGGAACAGGAACCCGGTTCGGCAGGAAAGGCGCTTATAGATCAGTACGCTAGATACATTATTCCTGGTTACGATGTGCAAGGAATTAGGGCAACTGGAGATAAGCAGAGTCGCGCTCGTCCATTTGCATCTGCCGTAGCTAATGGTAATGTTCGTGTTGTTCGAGCTTCTTGGTTGACTGAGTGGCTTGACGAATTTTCAACTTTTCCAGAGTCACTTGCCCACGATGATCAAGTTGACTCTGCTGTTGGGGCTTTTACTTTTCTTGCCGGTTTAGGCTTGCCTCAGCGAAGTAGGGCCACTATCATCCTTTAAACAACTACCTACCTATGGATGCAAATTGAATACTCAAGAAACAGAAAAGTTTCTTCTTGACTTGTACGACAGCGTTGTTGCAGATTTCAAATCCGATGACCCAGAAGTCCTTGCAGAGATTTTAATTTCTCTTGATAAGGCCAAGAAAGAAATTTCTGAACTTTTGGATCGCACTAAAGAAGTTTTGGTTCAACTTATGGGTGAACTTCCAGAACTTCAGTACAACGGATTTGTTCTTGAAAAGAAAAATGGCAGTCCCCGCAAAAGTTGGGATCACAAAACTCTTGCTGAAATTGTGTCTAATCGAATTATTGACATGTCAATTGATATGGACACAGGTGAAGTCATCAAAAGTCCACAGCAGATGCTGATGGAAATTGTTGAATACACTGGAATTTCTTACTGGCGAGTTAAAGAACTTTCAAAGATTGGGATTAATGCCGATCAATATTGCGAAGTTGGCGAACCAAAAACCAACATCATTATTAGGAGCAACTAATGCTAGGTAAATCAATCACAGAACCAGAAGAAAGAGAAGCAACAATGACTGTTGACCTTGACAAGATTCTTATGGAATTAGCAGAACCATTTCCACAGGAACTTCTTCGCGAAAACAAAGCAAAAGGACTTATCTATGTTCCAGTTGCTGAAGTAATTGCTCGTCTCAATCGAGTGCTTGGCGTGCCAAATTGGTCAACATCTATTGTTCGTACATGGCGTGAACCGGATCACCCGGATTGGGTTCTTTCCCTTGTTCGTCTTACGATCACTATTGGGGATCAAACGTTTGAACGTGAAGGTATTGGCGGTCAGCAGGTCAAGCATCGCAAGAGCGGCGATGTGGTAGATCTTGGAGACGAATATAAGGGCGCCTATTCTGATGCTTTGAAAAAGGCTGCTCAGTCTCTTGGTGTTGCTCTTGAACTTGCCCGCACCGACGAAGCCCTTGCGTATGAGGAGTTTGTTCCGGCGGAACCCACTCCGGAATCAAGGCTTTTTAGTGTTTTTAAAACTCATTTGGATTCAATGAGTGTTGAGCAAAAGACTGAACTGAAAAATTGGTGGGGAGAGAAATACCCAAACGCTGGGGCGCCATCAACTACTTCTTCTTTGGAGTCGCTTAATCAAGCGATTGCTTTTGCGGTGAAGATCACAATTCCTGGGACTGAAATGATAGATCCAGCAACAGGTGAAGTCCTGTGATTGTAAAAAGTGAACCGTGCGATCCTCCTGCACACATTTCACCTTCATCCATTGGCACTTGGCAGCAATGTCCATTGCGATTTAAATACAGTCGCATTGATCGGATTCAAGAGCCTTCTACGGAACCTCAACTTGTTGGATCGTTTGTTCATGAGGTTCTTGAATACCTCTACATGAAACCCACCAAGAACAGAACTTTGCTTGAAGCAAAGAAGATTGCTGCTGAACTTTGGGATTCTAAGTGGCGTGAAGAAATGGATGTTTTGAAT